TATTTACGGCAATGATGGAAAGATGGGGGGAAAGTTCGCTGAACTTAACGTACTTCCAACCCATTTCTTGGACATCTACCCCGACCCTAACGACCTCTACGGACTCGTTGGTTATAGACTTATGGTGGACAGAGGAATAGATATTCCTAAAGAACAAGTTTGCCAATGGAAAACTTGGAACCCAGACTTTGATGCAACTACAAGAACGCATTTGCGTGGGTTGTCACCATTACATGCAGCATACAAAACACTTCGTATGAGCAACAATGCTGCTGATGCGAGTGCAATGATGGCTGCGAATGGTGGAGCGAAGGGAGCAATTACTCCGAAGCCACTTGGTACAGTAGTGCCATCATTTACAATAGAGCAAGCAAACATTATTAAAAGAGCAGTGAATGAGGACATCAACACTGTGGACAATAAAGGCAAGGTTGCAGTGCTACAAACACCTTGGGACTATTTAAACTTTGGTCTATCCTCTGTGGATATGGAGCTAGTGAAAACAATGCAGATGAGCCTTCATCAGTGGTGTAGAGTATTCGGTATGCCAGCGGTGTTATTCGATGTTGATACGTCATCATACAATAACTACCAAAATGCAATGCGTGACCTAATTACCAACACTATTATGCCGATGTGCTGCTCACTTAGAGATGAGTTGAACAAATGGTTGGTGCCAAGATTTGGAGAGGATGTGTTCATTGACTTTGATATAACTGCACTACCAGAGATGCAGCAAGATATGGAGAGGATGGTTCGTTCTCTTCGTGATGCGAACTGGCTAACGATGGATGAGAAGAGAGTAGCTATGAACTATTCTAAGAAAGAGGGTGCGTGGGATATGAGTTATATCAATCAGGGGCTTGTGCCAATCACTCAAGTAATGATGGACCTAAGCATAGCAGATGATAATAGCAACGACAACAGACAAAGAGATATGGGCGATCGTGATGAAGAGATTTCCGAAGATCCCTACGGAAATGACGTGCCTGACAGAGAGGACGATGAGGATGCAAGTGAGGATGTCGTATAAAATAAAACTTATCAATGAACGCAACGCAGCGAGGGACATATTGGCTAAAGGTGGAGAGGCTGCGAAGGACTCTTGATAAGAAATATAGTTCTTTGTTTTTTGGTGTATTAAAAAGTGAGTTAGAGAACTTTGCAAGAAGTGTGAGAAGAGATGGTGCGAGTGCTGCGGTGAGTGGGCTTGGTGCGGTTGCTTGGGATGATAGGATAATGCCTATTATGAGGCAGATGTACAGAGAGGTGGCTACAATATTCGGCAACGCAACATTTAGGGCAGTGAGTGTCGATAGCAAGAAGGCTGCTAACCCATTTGGTATAAATGATGAGTTGCTTGATGAGATAACATCATTTCTAATTCAGTGGGGGTTTTTACTTGCATCACTAATGACTAAGACAACCAAAGATAGGTTGATAGTAATAGTGAACGATGCGATGGCACAAGGATTGAGCAATGAGGAAATAGCAAAGTTGGTGCTGAGTGACCCACAGATACAATATGCAAGGTATAGGAGCGTGATGATAGCAAGAACTGAGGTGATGAGAGCAAGTAACTATGCAGCATTAAAAGGTGCAGAGAAGTTGCCATTCCAAGTTGATAAGATTTGGATAAGCACAAGAGATGCTAGAACAAGACGCATACCTAAAGACTTCTTTGACCATTGGAATATGGATGGGCAGATTGTAGCATACAACGAGCCATTCATAAGTGCGGATAAGGTTGGGAGACCTATCGTGGTGGATGCACCAGGAGACCCAACAGCACCAAAAGGATTTACAATTAATTGCAGATGCGCGGTAGGATTTATTCCTAAGCGAGATGCAAACGGACAACTAATAAGAAAATAATATGCCAGTTTACGAATGTTCAAACGGAAAATATAGAATAGGAGATGGTGAATGTATCTATACTACAAGGGATAATGCCAACGAGGCTTATAGGGCTTATTTGGCAGAGGAGGGAGAGAATGGAAAAGAGGAAAAGGCGGACACTTACAACGACTATCCAGAGGCAGCGACTAATAATGCTAAGAGGGCGCTAAAGTATAAAGAGGAGAATGGCAGCACTTGTGGGACTGATGTGGGATGGACAAGAGCAAGGCAACTTGCAAACCGTGAGAGATTGTCACGTGATACTATCGCAAGGATGGCTTCATTTAAGAGACATCAACAGCACAAAGATGTCCCATATAACGAAGGTTGTGGTGGTATAATGTGGGATGCTTGGGGTGGTGATGCTGGAATTAATTGGGCAATAAATAAATTGGATCAAATCGATAATAAAAAAAATATGATATACAATTACAAGTCTTTTGGTCTTGAGGTCAAAGATGTTGATGCGAAAAGTGGGGTAGTAAGTGGTTACTTCTCTGCATTTGGTATGGTGGATAGCGATGGTGATATTATGATGCCAGGAGCCTTTAAGCGTTCTATCCAAGATTGGGGTGTAGATGGTAAGCAAAGGATTAAGCACTTACTAAACCACGACCCATCTAAACCTTTGGGTAAATTGATGAATCTAAAGGAAGATAGCTATGGACTATATTACGAGTCAAAAATAGGCACTCACCAACTTGGTAAGGACTTTATTAAGATGGTAGAGAGTGGACTCATTGGTGAGCATTCTATTGGCTTTAGAACACTAAGAGAGCAAAAGAGTGGTGAGGCTAATGAGATACACGAGGTTATGTTGTTTGAAGGCTCAAGTTTAACTGCTTGGGGTGCAAATGAGAACACACCATTATTAGGATTAAAAAATATGGGTAACGTAGAACAAGTTAAGGATCAAATCAAAGCATTCGAGAAGTTTATTCGTGATAGCGATGTCACTGATGAGACAATCGACCTGTGCTTAATTAAAGTAAAACAACTCGCACAAGCAATCGAGATGATGAGTAGCACTGCTCCAGTCATTGCGACAGAGCCGCAGCAAAAAGCAGAAGAATTGCCAGTGGGTTCATTTATATCAATAATCAATAAAATTTAACAAAATGAGCGATTTAAAAGCATTCGAGACTGCCCTCGAATCAAAATTGGCAGAACAAAAGGCTGAGGTTGCAAGTGTAACCGAGAAGGCTGCAAAGCAATTTGACTCTAAAGTAGAGCAAATCAACGAGCAAATGGAGAAATCTAACAAGACTCTTGCTGAGGCACTTAATGAAGTGAAAGAAGCTAAGGCTGCTTTCGGTAAGTTGAGCGCAAACGCAGAGAAGAAAGTTGCTACTTCTTATGCTGATCACGTTAACAACATCAAGGCTGAGATTGGTTCTGCAATCGAGAAAGGTTGGAACGAAATCAAAGCTGCTGCAAGAAACAATGGCAAGGGCTTCGCTGCTGACATCGATTTGAAAGCGGTTGGAGTTATGACCATTGCTAACAACTTGACTGGTTCTGTTTACACATCTTATGTAGATAACCCAGCATTGCGTTCTTTCGTTAACCCACACCTTAGAAGTGTGTTCAACATCATCCCAGTATCAACTGGTTCTGTATCTTTCCCAAGAGGTAACACTCCAGTAGGTGAAGGTTCTTTCGGTAAGCAAACTGAAGGTTCTGCTAAGCCACAAGTTGATTACGATGTAACAGTTGTAAACACTGCATTGTCTTTCATCGCTGGTTACGCTAAAGTATCTCGTCAGATGATTGATGATTTGCCATTCTTACAAGCATATTTGCAGCAGTCATTGATTGAAGATTTCCAGAAGGCTGAAGATACTTATTATCTTAACGCTATCGCATCTTCTGCAACTGCTGGTTCTTCTTCTGGTGCTAACACCGCTGAGAAGTTCATTGATTACGTTGCACAACTTGGTGCATTGAACTGGACTCCAAACCTTGCTTTGACCACTCACGCTGGTTGGGCAAACTTGTTGAAAACCAAACCAGCTGACTACTCAATTCCTGGTGGAATGGTTATCGACAACAATGGTAACGTAAGAATCGTAGGTGTACCAGTTATTCCTCACTCTTTGGTTACTGCTTCTAAGATCTACGTTATGGACACTACTAAGTTCGCTATTGCTCAGCAAAGCGGTCTTGCAGTTCGTTCAACAGAGTTCGACCAAGATGATTTCATCAAGAACCTTATCACTTTCAGAGCAGAAGCTCGTTGCGAACTTCTTCAGTTCCAACCTTCAGCTGCTATCTACGGAGCAATCTAAGGTTTATAATAATTGGGGAGGGAGAAATCTCTCCCCTTATTTTTACTTATATGCCATTTAGTTACGATTATTTTAAGAAAGAATTTAGGGAGCATTTATTTAATAATTTTAGGATTGGCATTGACATACTTGATGTTGGTGCTGGTTGCGGTACTTATGGTAATTTACTAAAAGAAGATTTTACAAAAATTGATGCAATAGAGATATTTGAGCCATATCGTAAGCAGTTTAAATTAGATGATATTTATAGATGCGTTTACATTGGCGATGTGCAAGAATTAAATTTATTTTTGTATGATTATTTAATTATGGGTGATGTAATTGAGCATTTGCCAATAGACAATGCAACTTCATTACTTAAAAAGATAAATGATAATAATATTTATTGTATGGTAGCAGTTCCATACAAAATGCCACAAGGTGATGTTGGAGGTAATGAATATGAAAGGCATCGTCAAGATGATTTAACACACGAAATATTTATCGAAAGATATCCAATGATGCAATTACTTTTCAATAATGAGCATTACGGATATTATGTAAACTATAACTATGAACATACTTTTTAGCATACACTTATATCCTCCTCAGCATCTTTGTGGTGCAGAGATGATGGCTCATAGGATTATAAAGCATTTACAAAGCAAAGGACACCACGTAAGAGTGTTATTGCATCAAGCTAATCATTATAAGATTACTAATACTTATACTTACGATGGTGTGGATGTATTTCCGCCTAATCAAAACGTAATTCAGAACTTATTTTCGTGGAGTCACTGCGTTTTTACGCACTTAGACTACACAAGATGGACAATAGGAATGGCTGCTATGTTTAGAAAGCCTTTGTTTCATCTTATCCATAATACTCATTTATATCCTGAGATTGAGAATGCAGATACTTCTCAACATATAGTGTATAACTCTTTATGGGCAAAACAGAAATTGGGTTATAAATGGAGTAACTTTATACTCACACCACCAGTTGATTATCGTGATTATGATACTAATGTAGAAACGATTGATAATCAATACATTACACTTATAAACTTGAACGAGAATAAAGGTGTAAAGATATTTGAAGAGATAGCAAAGGCAATGCCTAATAAAAAGTTTTTAGGTGTAAAAGGTTCTTATGGTGACCAAGAGGTTTCAAACTTACCAAACATTACTTATATTAACAAAACTACTGATATACTTTCCGTTTATAAGCAAACAAGGATACTATTAATGCCGAGTGCTTATGAGAGTTGGGGAATGACTGCAACAGAAGCAATGAGTAGTGGGATACCAGTTATAAGCAGTCAGGCAGAAGGATTGAAAGAGAATTGTGGAAAGGCTGGAATATTTATAAAGGATAGAAATGATATTGAAAGCTGGGTTAAAGAAATTACGAAACTTGACGATGCCAAAGCCTATGCAGCAGCATCTAAAAAAGCAAAAGGAAGAGCAAGAGAACACGACCCAAGAAAAGCACTTGATGAGTTTGAGCAGTGGCTCAGAGAAGAAGTTAATAAATACAACGGATAAGTATGGCGATTTATATAGATAGTATCATAGTTACCGCTGACGCAAGTGTAGAGCCAGTGAGCCGCACACAAGCCAAAGATTGGATGAGAATTACCTATAATACTGACGATACTTTGATTGACGAGCTTATCACAAGTTCAAGAAAGCATTTGGAGAAACTAACTGGCTTATCACTTGTCAACAAGACAATTAAGAGTTATGTAGAACTAACTGGTGAAGTGCCAGCAGTTTGGATGGTAGATTTGCCATATGGACCACTTGGTTGCGTTGACTTGGTTAGATATAAGAGTGGCATCAATTTGTGGGACACATTAGATGTGAACGAGGACTATGAGAAGATAGGCAATAAGTTGTGGTTCTATATGGCTGGCACTTATGAGATTACTTATCAAGCTGGATATGGTAGCATCCCAGATGATTTGGAGAACGACATCTTAACCCTTGTGGCTTGGATGTATGAGAACAGAGGCAAGAGGATGAATGCTGATCCTAAAGGAATAATTGCAGAATATCCATTCTGGAATGGTTTAAATTATCATCAGTATAAAAAAGTAGTTATATAATGGCAACAATGACTACATCTATAACTGGAGTTAATAAAGCATTATCTAATGTCAAAGCAAATTATGATAGAATCATAACAGAAATTGACCACGAGATGAATGCATCGGTTGAGTTAATGGTAACCAATGCTAAAGCTGCTTTTGAATTAGATTTGCCAGAAATTAGAAATTCTATAAGAGCAAACAAAAATAATTTCTTAGATTATAGTTTAATTGCTGGAGAAGGTAATAGTCCTCTTGCAGCATATATTGAATTTGGAACTGGTAGATATTTTAACTTATATCCTGGAAAGGAAAAAGAATGGCAAGATTTAGCTCGAAATTATTATAAAAATGGAAAAGGTGTAACAAGACCTCATCCATATTTATATCCAGCATTTAAAAGTGGAATTGTATCATTGGTATCTAACATTAAACAAGTAATTAAGAGAGGATGATTGATTGCGCAAATAATGTTAGAGTTATTTATGTCAATGCCTTAAACGGTAACTTGTCCTACAATGGCAAAGACGTGCCAGTTTACGGTCAAACTCCATTTGATACTACACCACAAAACTATGTTGTTATAGGAAATATAAATGAGGTCAGTGATAACACTAATCATTCATTTGGCAACAATGTAGAAGTAGTGGTTGATATTTTTAGTGAGCAATATAGAGTAAATGATTTAGGGGTAGTTGATAATATTGCATCACAAATTTTAAATATACTTATACCTGACACTCAGGTAGATGGATTTGATGATACTTATTTTGAGGTATTCCCAATAGGTAGATCAAGTTCAAGATACTTACCATTACAAGATGGCGATAATTATGTAGCAAGAAAAATTATAACAATAAACAATTTAGTAAATCAAAAATAGAAAACAATGGCACAAGTATTAGGTAGTTTACAAAACATTGAGATTGATATCACAAATGTTGGTACAACTGGTTTTAAAAACCTCGTTTGCTTAAGGACATCTTCAGTAAACACAACAATGGATGCAACAACCGAGCAGACTAACTGCGGAGTATTAACAAGTGTTGCAGAACCACTTATGAGCTTAGATTTCGATGCAATTTGCGAAGTTTCTCCATCTGCATCACAAATCTCTTACGAAGATTTATTGACTTGTGTAAAGAACAAGACAATCGTTATGGTTAGAGTTCAAAATCCAACTGTAACTGGTTCAAGTGAAGGCGCTGCTTACTATCACAGATTTAGCGGCTACATTACTGATTTAACTTGGAACCAATCTACTACTGAATTTATAAACTTCTCTGGAACAATCCAATCTACTGGTTCTTTGGATGTTGACCCAGCTTAATTTAACTTATGAACTATACTACTATTACTATTAACGACCAAAAGGTCGGACTTAAATTTGGGATGGCATCTTTTAGATACTTATCAGATAATTTTAAAGATGGCATTTCTTTTAATGATGGCGAATTAAATGAGATTGGGATAGCGCATTTAGTTTATAGTGGGTACTATAACAACTGCCTTGTAAAAGGCGTTTTGCCAGAGATTACTTTTGAAAACTTACTAGACTACATTGAGGCAAATATTATGAAGAATGAGTTTTTAGAAGAACTCAAAAAGGTTATAAGTGTTTGGGGTGATAGTGATATGATTAAAAGTAGTGTACAAGCAATTGAAGAGGTCCAAGATAAAACAAAAAAAAAGACTTCACGTGGGAGGAAATAGAGGCTTACGCATTTGGTGAGTTGCAGCTTCTTCCACGTGATTTCTTTGATATGAGTCCAAGGCATTTTTCTCTTATGCTCAAAGGATATAACGAGAAAAAAGTAGATTCTTATAAGCAGACAAGACTATTAATGTTTACAATGGTGCGTCTAATGGGAGACCCTAAGAGTGCACCAAAGACTCCAGAGGCATTATGGGAATTACCTGGTGATATAATGAGTAAGCCTACTGATGAAGAGTATAGAGAAGTATTTAATAGATTAACAAAATGGCAGAAAACGGACCAATAGAAATAGGTGTACGAGTTGATACTCAACAAGCTACAAGGCAAATAGAAGATTTTTCTAAAAAATCAAAAATTGCATTAACTAATGTAAGCCTAGTATTGCAAGATTTGCCATTTGGCTTTATAGGTATTCAAAATAATTTACCAGGTGTAATATCTTCATTCGGAGCATTGACTGCATCTAGTGGGGGTTTGTCAGGAGCTTTACTAGCGTTGAAAACCGCATTGATTGGACCAGCGGGGTTATTTTTAGCATTTAGTGCTATAACTGCTGGAGTAACATTTGCAATACAAAAATATGGAAGTTTAGAGGAGGCATTTAATCAATTAACACAAAAATCAAATGAATTTAGTGTAGCAATTTTAGATGCAAAAAAATCACTTGAAGAATATAACAAAAGCGCAAAAAGTACCAACGATATTAGATCTATTGCATTAGGTAAGGTACAAGATGAAATTATAAAAGTACAAACATTAGCTAGTGTTATACAAGACTCAACCACATCTGATGATAATAAAAAAAGAGCATTAGCTGAATTAAAAAGAACAAATGATGAGTATTTTGGAAATTTAGATAAGCAAAAAATAGATTTAGATGCATTAAATAAATCAGTTGCCGCATATTCAGAATCTTTAATAAAAAACGCGGTTGCACAAGGTCTTGCATCAGAAGCTGCTTCAGTATTTACAGAATTTTTAAAACAAAATCAATTAGCTAGTGATGTAGCAAATTCAATAAATCAACTGAAAGAAGCATATCCAAATGTTGTAAAAGAAGCACAAAAATATATTGCTACTCAAGAAAGAATTGTATCACAAGGAGGAACTGGTTATGCAGCAACAGAAGAAATACAAAAATACTTACAATTAAGCAATCAGTTATCTACTATAAATCAAAGAGTAAAAACTACTGCAAAAAGTTACGAAGAGTTAAAAAAACAATCAGAAGCTGCATTTAAAGAAGCAAGTAAATTTTTTGATTTAGAAAAAGAAGATAAAAAAGAACCAAAGGCTAAAAAATCTAAAAAAAGCACAAGAAATAAAGAAGAGAAAGAGAGATTGGATTTACTTAGGTTGACAAAAGAAAGGATTGACAGACAAGATTTTTTAAATAAAGAAGATAATAAGAATTTACTTAGGAGTATAAAAGAAAGAAGAAAGATTGAGAGAGAAGCTGGTATTATAACTCCAAAACAATTACCAACTGTACCAGTAATACCAATAAATACTGAAAAACTAAAGGAAAATGCACAAATAGCCACAGAGGCATTAAGAATTATTAAAGAAGAAGCAAATTTAGAAGCAGCATACAATTTAGCAGAATCAACATTTTTCAATCCGATAAGTGATTTGTTTGAAAACTTTTTAAATACTGGCAAGTTTGCATTTAAAGAATTTGCACAAGCAGTATTAAAAGCTATAAATCAAATTGTTTCTAGAATTATTGCAACTGGTATAATATCCCTTTTATTTACTATATTTAGCGGAGGTTTCGGTGCTGCAAAAGGGGGTGCAGTCGGTGGGTTTAAAACAGTTTTGGGATTAATTACCTCATCATTAGGTTTTGGAGGACCAGCAAGGATAGCTGCACCAAATATTGCAAACATTAATCCAGGTGGAGTTCAGATGAGCGGACAAGTAGTATTTGTACAGAGAGGAAGTGATTTGGTAGGTGTATTAAATAGAACAAACGGAACAATCAATAGAGTTGGCTAAACAAGAGAAATATAGAATAGATTTTTATAGTCTTGAAGGCTATCAAGCTAGGGTATCTTTATATTATGAAGGATACACTGGTTCAGTTACAACATTAACTGCTGGCGCAAGACCATTTGTCTTAAAAGAGTTTAATACTGAGGAAGATATATATAAGCCAATTAGAGCGCAATTAGCAGAGATAGAAATATTAGCTAGTGCTACTGGAAGTAAACTTGAAGATTTTTTGGCTACAAGTGATACGGATATTCAAATATATTTTTATTATTATAATTTATCAGAAGTTTATTGGACTGGGTATGTTATGCAGTCTGATTATCGTGAAGAGTGGCAAGATCAAAACCATCTCATCACCATTACGGCAACTGATGGATTTGGAAAGTTAAAAGACATTTTATTTAGCAATAGTGGTGTAGAAGTAACTTCTAAGCAGAAGGTTATTGATATGATTCAATATACCACTGGTGGGACTGCTTTAGGATGGGACAAGTATCAAGTAATAAATAATTTGTACCACGATAGTATGAGTACAACTTATCCTAATATATCACTTAATCAAGCATACATTGACCCTAAGACGTTTGAGACTGAGCCAAGTATATATGAAAGCTCGTATGATGTGTTAGAAAAAATTAATATTTCATTTAACCAAAATATATTTATGTATCGTGGTTTTTGGAATATTATGAGGATTGAAGAATTATATGCTCCATCAACATCTAATTTAAAAGTATTATTTGTTGACACTCCTCCAAATTTACCTATTACATATAATAAAAGATTTGATTTGCAAGTTGGTGTTGGATATGACATAAAGCCAATCTCACCGCAAATGCTAAGATTTATTAAGAGGTTAACTAATCAAGATATTGTTGAATTTAATTATGATAGGTTTGTTGAGGTAATTAATAATAGCTCATTTGTAAGAGGTGCATTAATACTAGAGCAACCAACACTCAAGCAGTACGAGGTTGATAATTGGACATTTGTAAAAGGAGATCCAGTATCTAATACACCAGTTACTGCGGTTAACTTTTATCGTAATGAAGAATATACATCAATAACTGGTCCTATCATTGACAATTATGTTATCATTCCACAAGACTTAAATAATGTGGCACCAGAGGATTATATGATTGAATCAGAGCCAATTAATGTGTATGCTGGCGAAAGATTAAGGCTATCATTTGAGATGCAATTTAGTGATGCTTTCCCAGGTTCGGCAACGATATATCCTACAAGGGTAGCTTATGCTAAATTAGTTACAGATACTGGAAATTTCTTTCTAGTAAGCGATGGACAATGGAGCGGTTCGCCACTTGCTCAAGCTATGCTAGTTAATTTCGGAAGCGCAGAGAATATTATTGAAACCGAATGGAATACGCTTGAAGTTGAATCATACCCATTACCAAATAACGGACAATTATATTTTTATTTTGTTTGTGATGTTACATTAACAACTTGGGTAAGTGGGCAAGTAATAAAAATTAAAAACTTTGATTTTTCTGTTTACAATAGATTTGACCAATTTGAGCTTGGATTAGAGAAAGTAGAAGCAACATTTACTAAAAATAACACTGCACTAGAGAAAGCTCGTAGGCAAATATACTTTGATGACCAATTAACTCAAGCGTATAGAGGATGTATATTTGAATCGGAGATAGTTAGTGGAAATGTTCAATTAAAATCACCAATAACACCAACAGATAATAATTGGTTTAGGTTGAGATATATTGGAGAAAGACAAGCATTTAGGAAGCAAAATGCAATCACACACTGGTCACACAATAGGTACAATAGAAATAAGATTGATGCGAACTTTTATGGTTTGACTTGGGAAGATACTTTGAGGGTGCCAATAGGTCTAATAAATACAATTAGATTTATGGATGATGACCCTAATAAAATATATTATATAGCCAATCTTAAAGAGATAGACTTTGCATCAGCAACTTGGACTGCAACGCTTGAAGAAGTTTGGGATAATGATAGAGATGGGAGCGCAGCAGTAACTAGGTCATTTAGTGCATTGGTAAAAACTGGAACATATACGGGCAGTCAATCTGTTCCTTTTTTAACTGGATCAAATACCGACTTTATAGTTACTGGTGATAACAAAATTATTTATAGTGGAGCGCAGACAATTACCAATGCAATAACCATTTCGCTTAGTGGTAATATTATACAAACTACTGGTACTTTACCAGTTGCCACAAGTTTCTTAGTGAAGCAAAATGGCACAACAATAAAGACTCAAACTTATCCAGTCAATGTTAATCCACAAGCATTTACATTTAACTTGTCACCATCTGGAACAATTACTATAAACCCTAATGATATTTTTGAAATAACTTTTAGTGCAACACAAGTTGGAAAGACATTAGATAGTATTCAATTTACTTCAGGAAGTTTCCAAGTTAATAATTATTCTGTTCCAAATGCTTTAAATTACGACACTTATACAGATAAATATATATATAAATAATGGCAGACGCAGTAAAAGCAGAAGGTTTAATATTAGCACTCACAAATGAAAGTGGTGGAGTTTACCCTTTTGCTTGTGCTAAAGATGCTAATTTAACAATAAGTGCTGAGACAATAGAATTAGCTCCAAAAGTTAATAGTGCTTATAGGCAATATATTAAGGGCAGAAAGACCTATACTATTAGTGGTAGTGGGTTGGTAAAATTGGTAGAAAGCAATTTGCATCCTATCACATTTTTCGAGCCATTTATAGAATCAACTGATACTACATATATTGGCTATTTAGACATAATTGATGCTCAGAATAACTATAAAATCTTTAAATTTAATTGTGTAATAACAAGTTTGTCACTTGACTCAAATGTTGGTAACTTTGGTCAATACTCTTATACTCTACAAGGTACTGGACCTTTTACTGAAATAACTACTGTTGATACTTACACTGTTTCTGGTGGAACTATTACGGCTCGTAGCACATCTACTCACAAACTTGTTGCGGTTGGTTATGGTGGTAAATGGTATTATAATTATACTGTTAGTGCTGGTCCAGTAATCAATTTAGGTTCATCGCTCAACGGCACAAGTGTCGTGGCGGCATATATAACAATATAAATTTAATAATTATGAAACAAATGATGGAAAACGTAAAGACAAGCCTTTTTGGAGCAGTAGCTGGATTGCCAATGATTTGGGAAGGTGCTTTGGCTCAAGATTGGAAAATGGTCTTAGCTGGTATAGGAATGCTATTAGTTGGCATTTTTGCTCAAGATGCTAAAAAGTAATTGAGATGGAGCAAGGGGTGATTGTGACAATTATTATTCAGACTATTGCATTTGCAATGGCATTGTCGAAGATGTTTACGGATATGAAGATTAAGTTGAGAGAACTTGATCTTCGTGTCCGCACCCTAGAGAAGAAGGAGGATGAGATTGGTGAGAAGTTAGGGAAGATTTTTGATGCTTTGCAAGACATACAATTAAAATTAAAAGATAAAGCAGATAGACAATGAGCGAACATAATTTAAAAGCTATTAGAAGAGGTGACACTTACAATATGAACTTGAAGTTTTATAGTGATGAGTGTGAGACCACTGCTATAAATGTAAGTACCTGGACATTTAAGTTAATGGCTAAGAATAGTGCTGGTGCTACTCAGTTCACTTGGAATAATGCCGACTTTGTAGTAGGTGCTACGAATGAGAGAAGTGTTACCTTGTCAAGTGTTACTACGGCTACTTATAGTGTTGGCGAGTTCGCTTATGACTTGCAAGTTACTAATCCATCTGGCACGTTTACTTATATGAATGGATACGTTCAAGTGTTAGACCAAATAACATCATAAAATGACAATAAAAGTAACATATAACGTAACGGATGTTTACGTAAGCGAAACCATATCGGCTACTTATATAAATATTTCATACGAAGCACCTAATAGTGGTGGAGGAGAATGGGGTAGTATTACTGGTACTTTAAGCAACCAGACTGATTTGCAGAACGCATTAAACGCTAAGTTTGATGACCCAACGGGAACAACCTCACAATATCTTAGAGGTGATGGCAGTTTAGCTACATTTCCTTCTTTAACTGGTTATGTACCTTACACGGGTGCTACTACAAATGTTGACTTAGGTGAGTATGAGTTGAAGGCTGGACAGATGACATTAGACACATCTCCTACTGGAACGGCAGCGGTTGGTACAACAAGATGGAACGATACGATAGGTAGTAGCGAGACAACCCTTAAAGGTGGTAGTGTTATTTTGAAGAATGGTGTGGACTTGGTAGCAAGGGTGGTTAATAAGGTTAGTCCTAACCAAACACTAACTAAGGCAGCCTATCAAGCGGTTAGGGTTAGTGGCGCACAAGGTCAAAGATTAGCGATAGCTTTAGCACAAGCGAACAATGATAATAATAGTGCAGATACGATAGGACTTGTTACAGAGACAATAGCAACCAACCAAGAAGGATTTATTATCACTGTTGGTCAGTTAGAAAATATTAATACTACGGGTTCGTTACAAGGCGAAACTTGGGCAGATGGTGATGTGATATATTTGAGTCCTACTACGGCTGGTGTTTTGACTAACATCAAACCTGTTGCTCCTAACCATATTATTATTATTGGTTACGTTGAATATGCTCACGCAAACAATGGTAAGTTGTATGTTAAGGTGATGAACGGATGGGAGTTAGGCGAATTGCACGATGTAGATACAACTGGTGCTACTAATGGTCAGGTGCTTAAATATAACGGCACTATTTGGACACCGAGCAGTGATGTGGGTATTACAAGTCTAAACGGACTAAACGCAACAACCCAAACCTTCGCAACGGGTTCAAGTGGAACTGATTTCAATATCAGTTCAGCTACAAGTACACATACGTTCAATATCCCTACTGCGAGTGGAACGAACAGAGGGTTATTGAGCAGTGCAGATTGGACAACATTCAATAGCAAACAAAACGCATTAACCAACCCAATAACGGGAACGGGAACAAGTGGTCAAGTTGCTTACTTCACTGGTGCGACTACACAAGGGGGGAATAACAACCTTTTTTGGGATACAACGAATGCGAGATTAGGGATAGGTACAAATACACCAGCAAATACCCTAGATGTAACTGGTACTGCAAGAGTAACTGGTGCGACTGCATTTGGTGGTAATACAACTTTGACTGGTGCTGGTTTAATGAACCATCAAATTGTAAGTACTTCAACGGCTGGGTATTCTTATATGATTTTTAAGAATACTGGAGCAAGTGGTAGGGAAATGACGTTAGGTATTGGAGGTTCTACAACTGGGAATGATTCAAATAGATTTTTTATAGGCGATACAACTGCTGGTGGAGCAATAAGAATGATTATTGATACCTCTGGTAATATTGGCTTTGGTACATACACGCCTACTGTTATTTCAGGATATACAACACTTGCAGTTAACAATGCTACAAATGGTAGTAATATTGATTTAATGACTGCTGGTACTCGTGTTGCTTCTTGGAACAATACATCTACCGAAACATATTTCGGTACAAGGACAAATATTCCTTTAATCATTACAACAAACGCAACAGAAGTAGCTAAATTTTACGCTAATGGAAACTTTAGAGTAGGTGCTGCTGCTGCCGATAGCGGAGAACGTCTCCAAGTCACTGGCACTGCGAAGATAACGGGGGCAACAAGTATTGGAAGCACATTAACTGTTACTGGTGATGCAAGTGCTCAAGCAAAATCATTAGTAATTAATTTCACAACAGGTGCAGCAGGTAGGTCAGGTGCAATAATATTACGTTCTGCATACGACACAGCTGGTTCTTTAGAATCTTGGAGAATTGCACCATTTGGTTCTGGAGGTGGATTAACAAATAACGCAAACTATATAGCTTTTCAGTCTACCGCTACTGAAGCTGGAGGAATAGCAACATCATGGAATACAAACTTAGTTATTACACAAGCTGGTAATGTAGGGATTGGAACTATAACACCAAACACTTCAGCTAAATTACAAGTTGATGCTACTACACAAGGTTTTCTTCCTCCAAGAATGACAACCTCGCAAAAGTTAGCAATAACTTCGCCAGCAACGGGATTGCAGGTATATGATAGTACCTTAAATTTAATGTCATTCTATAATGGCTCTGCTTGGGTTAATGGTGGTTCAAGTAATTATGAAAATTATGTAGTGCAGCATAGTAGTACAACGTATGCTGACAGTACAACATATTATTTTGGTGCTGGTATATCTGCGGCAGCAACAACACAAGGTTTGGTTTCTGGTGTATTTAGTAGAAATGGAACTATACGAAGTATATATTTATTTTTACGTTCTCTTTCATCACCAACATCTGAACCTATCACTTTAACACTATTTAAGTCAACTGGTGCTGCTGGTAGTTTTACAAGTGTAGCTACAACAACTTTTGCTTTTACTGGTTCAAGAATTACTGTTAATTTGACTGGGTTGAATATTTCAGTAAGTGCTAATGATGTTTATGAATTATCACTGGCAATACCAGCAATGGTAACAAATCCATCAAACGTTATTTTATCAGGACAAATTGAAGTAGAATATTAAAAACAAATAAAAATGGGAGTACAAATTCAACCAGTATCTATCTGGTACAACGGACAAAGCAAACAAGCAAGTGAACTTGATGCAAGAATTATCTTTGATGATTTAGCTACAACTGCACAATTCTTCTACGAACTTAAAGAAGTAGTTGATGGAGTTAGTGTTGCTACATTGTCAAATGGTAATGTTACTATGAATGGGCAAGATTACATAGACTGGGATAATTCTAACGAACAAGCTTACGTTTATATTGCATCTAAATTAAATCTTACAATAATCTAAGTGAGAATAAATAAATCACTCATAACTTATATACCTTCAAGTGGTAGTGGTAGCGGTACGGTGACGTCTGTGGCACTTACTGCTCCCACTGGCTTTGTAGTTAGTGGCTCACCAATTACAAGTAGTGGCACTCTTGCTATTACTTTTGCGAGTGGGTATGCTTTACCAACAACAACTAAGCAAGGTCAGTGGGACACGGCTTATAATAGGAGTCTTACTTCTATTGGCGTAAGCGGTACAACTACAAAGACTCTAACATTAACTGAGCAAGATGGCTCAACACTTACGGCATCTTGGACTGATTTGAATACTGGCACTGTAACAAGTGTAGCATTATCAGTACCAACTGGACTTACTGTAACTGGTAGTCCAATTACTACAAGTGGTACTTTAGCTATTACTTTTACTGCTGGTTATTCGATACCAACAACTGCATCACAATCAAATTGGGATGTTGCATATAGCAATAGAATTACCAATTTAACTACAACGGGATCAAGTGGTTCTTCTACATTAATTGGTAATACATTAAATGTACCTACTTATACCTTAGTTGGTTTAGGTGGAATGTCTAACCCATTCTCGGCTGCTTTAGGGCAAATGATATACTCTAATTCAGCTGGTGCGCCATTATCACTTGCACCAAACACCACAACTACCAAGAAATATTTGTCAATGACTGGCGATGGCACTAATGGTGCTGCACCAGTATGGGAGGCAATTAGTGGAATAGCTGGTAGCGGAACAACTAACTACGTTGCTAAATTTACTTCATCAAGTGCAGTTGGAAATAGTTTAATATTTGATAATGGTACAAATGTAGGTATAGGAACTGCAACTGGCTTAAGTGGGAAGCTACACGTTTTAGCTGCTACTACTGGGACATCTCTTTACTTAACAGACTCTGTAAATAGCACTTTATACATAACTCACCCATCAACTGGTAGAACATCTTTTTATAACGGATCTGCTATTAGATGGCTAACAGAAGTCGCTGGTAATGTAGCCTTTGAGGGTAGTGTTATTGTTGGTGGTACTATATCCAATTCTAAATTTCAAGTTAATGGTGGTACTCTAGCTACAAGCGGTAGTGGATTTATGGTATCCGCTGATTTAACAAATGGTAGATTAGAAACATATCAAAGCGGAACGGCTAATTGCATACATACAGTTTTAGATGCAAATACTTATGAAATAAGTTGTGGTAGTACAAATGGTTATGTTAGTGGTTTAGTTATTACTGGTAGAGGTGCAACATTGCTTCCAGATAGAGTTGCTATTTATACAAGGTCTGCTCAAAGGTTTCAAATAGGTGGCACTGGTCAAATGCAATTAAACGCTTATACAAGTGCATCAAGTTTCACTGGCACTCCTACTGCCTATCTTGCTTGTGATAGTACTGGTAATATTATCACATCTAATCCATCAAGTGGAAGAAGTACAAGATTAGCATTTAGTGCAGAAGTGCCAAACACTTGGTCTAATATGCCTAATACCTTGCAGTTCTTTGATTCATCAAGTGCTTATGTTACTCAAATAGATTTGACTGCTTACAATCAAGTCAGACTAATCGTTAACAAGCAAGGTACTGCTGGAGCAACGGGTAGTAAATTACTTGTAAGATATCAAGCCACAACTGGCTCACCATTTACTGAATCTTCATACTTAGCAATAGGCACAAGTGAGGTAAGCGTAGCGATTGATACAACTAACACAATTATTACAACATCTTGGATAGATTTGGCAAGTGGAGCTAAGAGTGATGTTTGGGTAGCCTTAATGGGTATTGACGGAGATACAACCGCTGATCCAGTATTTGGTAATATTTATGCTGAATTTAGATTTAATTAATAAATAAATTTGTATTATTTATAATGAATATTAGACAAGTGCCTTTTAAGGAGTCTCAATACATCAAGGAAGAGCATCCTAAGAAGCAGATCTACCTCCATCACACTGCTGGTAACCACAACGGGGAGCTTGTGTACAAGCACTGGGAGGGAACACCCGTTAGAGTGGCTACTTGTGTCACAATATCGGGCATAGGTAGAGGCTGCACTGACGGAGAGATAGTGCAAGGATTCTCATCCAAGTATTGGGCATTCCACCTCGGCTTACAAGAAGCAACCTTCCAAAAGTTTGGTGTTAAATACAAGTCACTAGACCGCATCAGCATCGGCATTGAGATATGTAATTGGGGTTACTTAACCAAAAAAGACGGCAAGTACTATAACTATGTTGGGGGTGTAGTGCCAGAATCGCAAGTTATTAAACTTGCCAAAAAATATAAGGGTAAGCAATACTTCCATAATTATACCGATGCGCAGATAGAGTCGGTGAGGCAGTTATTACTGCTTTGGAAGGAAAGGTATGGCATACCTCTTAAGTATAATGAGGACATTTGGGATATTTGCCCACGTGCACTCGCTGGAGAAAAGGGGGTTTATACCCATAATTCGGTAAGAATGGATAAAATAGATATTTATCCACACCCAAAGATGATAGATATGTTGAAATCTTTGTAACTTTATTAAAATTTTAAAACTATGGATATCAAAGAATTAAAAGCAAGTGCTTATGACTGTTTAGCTCAGATCGAATACTTGCAAAAGCAATTAGCAGAAATCAATCAGAAAATCGCTGAGGCGATGCAGAAGGAAGCCGAATAGAATCCAAACTTATGAAAAACCAAACTTTATTAGTTTGCATTATCTTGTTTAGTTCTTGCATCACGCAGAAGAAAATTGATAGGTACTTCCAAAAGCATCCTGAAGCTATTGAGAAGGTGTTTATCTTCCAAGATGTTCACGACACCGCAATTATTACAAGGGATAGTCTGGTTATTAATAAAATAACCGACACCTTGTATAATTGGTTTACAGAGTATAAGTTTGTTGACAAGCAAATAACGAAATGGAGGATTAAAGAGGTATTAAAGCCTTGCAAGGACTCCATTGTTGTAGTCGACAAGAAGATTTTTGTGGACCGATACAAGAAGATGTATGAACTGGCTAAGAAAGATGCAGCTGCAACCGAGAAGATGTATAGATGGTGGCAGAAAGGTGCATTAATCACTTGGGGTTGGATACTATTAATCGCTGGTGTTATTTACATCATTAAGCGCAGATGAGAATAGGAGAGTTGATAAAGCCATATTTGGACCTATATCCAAAGATGAAAAGCTACACTCTTGCTGCAATTATTTGTAAAGATCATAGCGATTTGAAATTACACAACGTTAGATGTGCGATAAATTATTATCGTGGTTCACAAGGTGAAAAAAATCGAAGGAAACTTAAAGATAGAACTCACCAGCAACCACTTACTTACGACACTTCAAATACCAAGATGGAGAAAATCCAAACATCCGCAAAGGTCCTTATTCTTGACATCGAGACTGCTCCTATCTCAGCTTACGTTTGGGGGATATGGAATCAGAACATACACTTGCCACAAATTAAAAGTGATTGGTTCTGCCTAACTTGGGCAGCCAAGTGGCTATTTGAGGACAAGGTATATTCAGCCAAACTAAAGCCTGAGGAAGTAGCCAAGCAAGATGATAAGAGAATAATGCAAGGGATTTGGAGGTTGGTCAATGAGGCGGATATTGTGATTGCGCATAATGCTGAGAAGTTTGACATCCCTCGTCTTAACTCAAGGTTTATCTTAAATGGTCTCAACCCACCACTCCCTTATCAAGTTATAGACACATTACGGCACATTAGAAGGCAGTTTGGTTTTACCAGTAATAAGTTAGATTACGTCAACAAATTGCTTAACCTAGAGCGCAAAAAAGAGACATCATTTGAGCTTTGGGATAATTGTATGAAGGGTGACCGCAAGGCACTAAAAGAGATGGAGGATTACAACGTACAAGACGTGAGAATATTAGAGGAAACATACTTACAAATTAGACCTTGGATAAAGCCACACCCAAATATGGGGCTATTTATATTAGATGAGACCGAGCATAGGTGTCCAAGTTGCGGTAGTAGTGAACTGAAGGATCAAGGCAAATGTTATAACACCAGTGCTAATATTTACGAACTATTTAGATGTGATAACTGCAATAGTGTATCAAGGAAGAGGCTAGGAGCAGCCACAATAAAACAAAAGCGACACTTACTAATCCCTACTGCAAAGTGAAGCGGATAAAAGTACAATATAGCAAACTTGGTAAGCAAAAGGCTTGGGGATTGGCTCATTCGGATGAGCTGATTGAGATAGACATTCGGCTCAAAGGTCGCAAGGCAATGGAGATATTGATACACGAAATTTGTCACATATTGGCTCCAGAGGATGATGAGGAGGAAGTCATAAGAAAGAGTGTAATTCTCACCAAAACCTTATGGCACGAGGGTTACAGAAGAATAGATAATACGGAAGATATACCATTGCAGAATGGTGAACAATGATACACTTCGTGAATTATAAATAATTGTTCTTAAATACGGTATGGTCAAATTACGCCCTTGGTTTCTACCAGGGGCTTTCGTTTGTGATAGAAGAGAACAAACTGCGAAGCATTATGAATATTTTAACACATATATTTTGTGGTTTAAAAATAATCATATAACTTTGATGTCATAACAAATAAACATACTATGACTGAAATTTTAATTAAAGAAAAACTAAGAGCATTACGAGAATCGAAGGGATTATCTCGTGAAACATTATCAAAGATGGCTAATGTAACAATGCAGACTATTTTTAGAGCAGAGACGGGTGGTAACATTAACCTTAACAACTATCTAAAAATCATTAATACTTTACAATCCTATGGAGTACATAGCAATACTGGTGATTCTGTTAATTACATTTAGTGTAATTTTTGTTCCTAACCAATGGGACACACCTATCAAAACAAAACGCAAACACACCAATGCAAAGTATATTATACCAGCAGAGTTTTGGTCAGACTACAATGATATGTTACAAGCAATTAATGATATGAATGAGGGTAGTGCAAAGGTGGTGTTCTTTAGACTAACAGAGTTAAACGAAAGGTATAGAGCGCATTATATGAACTATACCTACGATGAAAGAATGACTAACTTGATAGAGAAATATAACGCAAAGATTAATTATTTTCATAACAAAAAAACAAACTTATGAACTACAAAACTTTTTGGAAAGCTCACGACATACATAGTGAAGTTGCTAGTTTAAAACACGCAAAAGAAATGACTGATATTTATTTAGAAAGATTGGGTGAACCACAGCAATATCATAGTATATTAGAAAGAATATTTTTTTACGATCAAATAATGTATAAAAGTATAATGAAAGAAATTTCTGAAAAACTAGAAGCTAAATTATTTGAACTTAATATAGAATTTGAAGCTATTTAATAAACTTTTTTCATAAACAAAAAAACAAAGTAAAATGGGACTAAATCAAAGTCAAAGCAAAGGAGTGTTTTTATCAATTACAAATGGTAAACTTGTGCGCCAGTTTTCTGCACCAACAGACAAGTCAGTTAGCAGAGTTAACAAGATGGGTCGTGAGGTACACGAAGAGTTTTATGACTCTCTTAGTGGATGGCTCACAGACATCAAAACCAAGCAGAGTGAGTACGGGAAGTTTTGGGTGATTACCCTTAAAGATGAGAATAGCTACTTCAATCTTGAGATGAAGTATGCTAGTGGCTATGCCACATCATTTCTAAAGGCATTGCCAAATGCTGACGTATCAGAAGTAATTACCTTATCACCTAAGCTGATGGTAGATGGCGACAAAAAGCAGTCAGTACTTTTCATTTCGCAAAATGGCAAAGGACTCAAGCATTACTGGACCAAGGACAATCCACGTGATCTGCCCCCAATGGTCAAGATTAAAAGAAAAGGTATAGAAGAGTGGGATGACTCAGAAAGAATGGAATATTTGGAAGATTTTGTAAAATTATCTATCTTACCAAAGATTAAACCTACCCTCTCAGATGTAATCGAGGGAGAAGATACACCATTTTAGTGTTGGGTTGTATTCGGGGGTTGCGAAGGTTCGCATTTAGGGAGGGTATCCCACCCCATTTTTTACTATTCCTAAATAAGATTTAGAAAATGTGTTTCATTAGTGTAGCATACGACCTAATGTGTCCACATTGGGGTCTTTTTTAAAATCTTGCTCGGTGTACCTAGAGTTTAAATGGGTGCTATTGGTCTCTGAAGAAAAGGGAACACGGCTCACTGCAAGCTAAGTGATGACTGCTTGGAAAGACAAGCAATTATAAACTTTTAACTATGAACAATTATACTATCGACTTGAACAAAAACAGAATTGAGTTTTTAGACTCACGTTTTTATGCCACACCATCTGGTGGCTATGTCCCTTCAGTTACCACAATCTTAGAATGCTTCCCAAAGGGTGCAGAGTTTTACAAATGGCTGAAAGAAATGGGTGGCGATGCCGACACCATTCGTGATGAAGCTGGTCGTAGAGGCTCAACAGTCCACGAATTGACTGAGCGTTATGATCAAGGTGAAGAGGTTAGCTATCTTGATGCTAATGGATACCCAACATATAAGAACCTGGAATGGGCGATGTTTGAAAGATATGTCGATTTCTGCACTACCCACAAGCCAAGTATTGAAATGATGGAGGCACATTTTGTGAGTGAGAAGTTAGGCTTTGCTGGGACTTTGGATAGGGTAATAAGTCTAAATGGCAAGAGGATATTATTGGATATTAAGACATCCAACTCGGTGCAAGATAGCTATTGGTTGCAGTTGTCTGCTTATTACGAATTGCTTAGTGAGATTGCAACTGATGTGAAAAGCATTGATGAGGTAGGTATATTGTGGCTCAATGCCAAGACCCGTACAACTGGTAAAGGCGGTGCTATACAAGGAGTAGGTTGGCAGCTAATTACTAAGCCAATTAGTGAGGTGTTAAGCTATTGGACACTATTTCAAGCAACACACCAGCTTTGGCTATATATGAACGAGACAACCAAACCGAGACAATTATCTTACACTTTAAAACATAAGAAATAATGGATTTCATAACCATCGATAATAAAGACACTATTGTGTTTAAAATCGCACAATTACTTAGAGCCAGGTCGGAGCGTGGCATACGAAAGTATGGCACAACAATGGATAGAACTGACCTTGAGGTAAAAGAGTGGATTGACCACGCAATAGAGGAGTCGCTCGATCACGCATTGTATTTAATGAAACTTAAAGATGAATTGAAATGAACAACAATCTAAAAGAAGCCTACGATACCATCATCAAAATGATAGATGAGAAAATGAATAGTACAAACATTAATGATTTGTATTATATCAAAGGTTTATTAGATGCTCTTAAAATTATAAATGATAAGAAGTATGAATAGAATAATCGCTTGGATAATTATCCTATTGGCTTGTTTTGTATTTTGGTTTTTCTTTTTGTATGGCATCATTAAATTCTTTACGCAATGTTAACTGCTACAATTAATATTTGGTTTGACATAGAAGATTATGTCGGTTTATATTCTATTAATTTTAATGGTGACATTAAAAGTTGGAAAAATGATATTATTTTAAAACCAGAAATATCAAAAGGTTATAAAAGAGTTACATTATCTAAAAATGGCAAAAATAAAAGATATTTAGTACATAGA